TATTGACCTAATCAACCAATACCTTCAGTCTAAGCTGCCAATAAAAAAAGAGCCAGCTACTGATCCAAACATTTCAATGCTTACTGGAGCATCTGCTCAAATAAATCACTTGGCTATAGTTTTAGATGGAAATGTAGAAGAAGTAATGAGAGCTCAAAATAGACTTGCTGCACTATTGCTGAGCTCACCAGATTTTGTAGAGTTCGATCCAAAAGTACAAAAAGTTTCTGTTGGTTATAAATTTGAAGATGGCAAGTTTATAAAAAATGAGACTGAAGATGATGACCACAATCATGATCATAACCACAATCACTAATAGGAGCCAGGTATGAGAAATAAGAAGATAGTCTTCCATTCAGAAAAACCAAGATTTGATATATTAAAGCCAGAGCCATCAAGCAAGTTTGTTCCAGAATGGTATAGAAAAATGCTTGGGGTTAAGGTAGGAATAAATACTGTAAAAAAGTGTGTTCCAGTTATAGATTCATTAACAGCTGGATATATTATTCCATTACCTGCTGATGTAGCTTGGAATGATGAAACTAAAAGATTTGTAAGCCAGGCAAAATTTGAGATGAATTCAGATCATCATCCAACTCAAACAGACAATATTCCAGTTCCAGAAGAGTATGACCCACAGCCACATAAGTGGATAAATAACTGGTACGTAAAGACACCACCAGGATATAGTACTTTATTCGTGCACCCACTCAATAGAATTGATTTACCATTTTATTCATTTAGCGGAATAGTTGATACAGATAAACATCCACTAATAGTAAATTTTCCATTTGTACTAAAGAAGAATTTTTCTGGTACGATTGAGGCAGGAACACCAATTATACAGGCGATACCATTTAAAAGAAATGACTGGTCCTCAGAGGTAATAGATCAAGGTAGGGGCTATGATTACCCACTTAATGGTGAAAACGAATTGCCACCATTCGCCTGGTATAAGCGTAAGTTTTGGAAGAGAAAGTTGTACAGATAATGGCTGACCAAAGACCAGTAAGACCCTGGGACCTATTTAATAAAAACAAAGAGCGTACTACAGAAGAAATGAAGTCCAAGCGAATGGAGATTTGTAGAGGTTGTGAATTCTTTATTTCTCTCACCCAACAATGCAAGAAATGTGGCTGCATAATGCCAGCAAAAACATCTTTAGCAGAAGCAGTATGTCCAATTCATAAGTGGGAAGCAGAAACCATCTCTGACCCATCATTTAAGGAGTAGTCCTAGTGACTAAAGATTTACATATCCTTACTGGAGATGCTACAAAGCTAAACCTTCCAAGCAATTCCGTAGACTTAATAATTACACATCCCCCATACCTGGGTGTTGACGTACAGCGTTATGGCGGTAATCCAGAAGATCAAATCAACAACTCCTTCAATAGGAAGAAAATGATGAAACTTTTGGATAAGGCTACACGAGAAATGTTTCGTATATTAAAGCCCACAGGAAGCCTGATCATTGCAAATGGGCCAACAGACAATATAGATATACGCTTTGTCATGAACGCTATTGACAATGTTAAGTTCATACATGCTGGATATGTAATCCAAGATTTTTATGATCAAAAGACTGAAACTAAGGCTGAAAGAATAACATCCTCTCATACAATTTGGCATCACTTTATAAAAGGTGGAGACATATATTTTAATAACTTTAAGGTTAGAGAGTATAACAATTCAATCTGGCCAATAGAGTTTAATAATGAAAATGATCCAGTTGATAAAGAAATGTCAAAAGACTTTCATATCTGGGATGTTATGAATAAAGAAATCCCTAAAAGGTTTATTGAAATGTTTTCTAAAAAGGGGCATGTAGTCCTAGATCCATTTGGTGGATCAGCCATGGTAGCAGTAACAGCCGTAGAACTTGGTAGAATTGGAATAACAAACGACATATCTGAAAAGCAAACCGAAGCAGCACACAAGCGAGCAGAACTAACACTAGGGAAATAAATGAAGGTAGCAATATATACCATAGCTTTGAATGAAGAGCAATTTGTAGAACGCTGGTACGAATCAGCAAAGAATGCAGATTACTTGCTAATAGCAGATACAGGATCAACAGATAAGACTGTTGAGCTAGCTAAATCTCTTGGTATCAATGTGGTATCAGTAGCTATTAGTCCTTGGAGGTTTGATGATGCTAGAAATGCAGCTATGGCCCAGCTACCACTTGACATTGACTACTGTATATCCCTTGACATGGATGAGATTATTACCCCCAACTGGAGAGAGCCACTTGAGAAGGCTTTTGAGATGGGGATTACTCGTCCAAAGTACAAGCACATTTGGTCATGGAAACCAGATGGTGCTCCTGGCTTGGAATTTGCCTATGACCACATACATGCACGTAAGGGATACCGCTGGAAACATCCCGTACATGAAACTCTGTTCTCTTATGGCATTGATGAAAAGTCTATGTTTGTTGAAGGCTTAGAAACTCATCATCACCCAGATCCAACTAAGAGTCGCTCACAATATCTACCGCTTCTAAATATGTCAATAAAAGAAGATCCACATAGTGATAGAAATGCCTACTATTATGCTAGAGAGCTTTTCTTTCACGGTAAATATGATCTAGCCATTCCAGAATTTAAGCGTCACCTAAGTCTTCCTACGGCTACATGGAATGCAGAACGAACATCTTCCTACAGATACTTGGCAAAATGTGATCCATCCAATGCGTTTGATTACCTGCACAAAGCAATAGATCTATCACCTAATAGACGTGAGGCTATTGTGGAGATGGCACAGCTAATGTATGAGAACAAAAGCTGGGCAGACTGCTATGAGTTTGCACTTGATGCCTTGAAGATAGAGTCAAAACCATTAGACTATTTGTGTGAAGAGTTTGCTTGGGGAGAACTACCATATGACCTTGCTGCAATTGCTGCCTGGAATCTGGGGGATAAAGAAAATGCTATTAAGTATGGAGAAATAGCTAGTAGTCTTGCTCCCAACAGTACAAGGTTAAAAGATAATCTATCTTATTATAAACTTTAAATAATGGTATAATTAGCCTATGGCTAAAATATCATTAACCCAGGTAAAATCTAAGTTTGAGTCTGGTGACAGACCTACTGGGGCAGACTATGTCGATTTAATCGATACTCTTGCTGCACAGTCAACAGATCTAGGGACTACTGGGAATAATGAAAGCTCAGGAAGCACAGTTTCTGGAATAGAAAACCCAACAACTATTGATAGCTTCTCTGCCACAGAGTGGAGAATGGTCAAGTATACAGTTTCTATTTCGAACGTAAGTTCTGGAGTAAATAGAACATATACCACAGAACTCACCATACTCATAGACAACGATAATGTCAATGTCTCTCAGTATGGAATGATAGACAATAATGGGGATATTGGAACCGTTGATGTCTCAAAGAATGCAGGGCAAATCCTACTTAGGGTACTTCCTCATTCGGCACTTATGCCTGTTACCGCACGATTTTATCGCACGGGACTCAAGGCTTAATTACTATTAGGAGATAACAATGGCAACAGTAAATAAGAACTTTAGAATTAAAGATGGTCTTATTGTAGAAGGTACTACAGGTACCATTAATGGTGAGGACATCCTTACCACCGCAAGCACTACAACCCAACTAGATGAAGGTACAAATCTTTACTACACTAATGAACGTGTAGACGATCGTGTAGCAAACCTCGTTGAGGGTGGAACTGGTATAGCAGTAAACTATGACGATAACGGTAATGCACTAGGAATTTCTGCAGACTTTACAGAATTTTCTACTACTGATATTACTGAAGGCACCAAGCTATTCTTCACAGAGCAACGTGCAATTGATGCAGTTGGTGGTTCAGCTACTTCAGAAAACACACCAAATACCGTCGTAAAGCGTGATGGGTTTGGAAACTTTGCAACTAACGAGGTCACCCTTAATGTAGTGACTGTTGGGGACGTAGGATACGTTTCTGATGAGGGATCTACTCTAGCAATTGATGCTACTGCTGGTAACCAACTATCTCTCACTGGTGATACTGGTGTAACTATTGCTTCTGCTAATGGAGACATCGTTCTTAATGCTGACGGCAGTGTTTATAAGGGATCAGCTACTTCTACTAACGAGATTGTTACTCAGGGTAGACTTGACTCATACATTGGTGATGGAACTGTAAATGGCTCAACTGGTAACACTATTACCGATCGCATCAGCTCAGTAGCAGGAGACCTATCTACTCACATCTCAGACACATCTACTCACGGTGTATCTGGAGACATTGTTGGTACTACAGATGCTCAAGTTCTTACAAATAAGACCATCAACGATGAATTACTTTTTACTAACCCATCAACAGTTGCAGTAGATGGCGGAATTAAGATCAATGACGTATCTGAAGATATGGAGATTAAGTCTTACACCGCAAATCTTCACCTTCAGGGACAAACAGACGTAACCGTAACTGCAGTTAATGGCGATATTGTTCTTAATCCAGATGGTGCAGCATATATTTCCTCTGTTTCAGCAGGAAACCAAATTGCTACTAACTCATATGTAGACAATGCAGTTTCTGGTCTTGCCTGGAAAGAAGCTGTAAACCTATTGGCTTTCTCTAATGTGCCTCTAACTGGAGACACTGGAACCGTAATTATTGATGGTCACCCAGCCCTAGATTCAACAGACACATATAGACTGTTGCTTGCAGATCAGACTGATCCAACAGAAAACGGTATCTATGTCTATGCTGACAATGGATCAACATATACCTTAACTCGTACAGCAGATGCAGACGTAGTTGCAGAGCTTGTTGGTGCTGCAGTATTCATAATGGAAGGCACTACTTATGGTGGAACCTCATGGGTACAAAATAACCACTATGCAAATAGTTTTGATGACCTAGTCTGGACCCAGTTCTCTGGTGGCGGAACTATGGTTGCTGGAACTGGTATTGCAATAAATGGTCTAGAGATTTCTATAGATCGTGCAACAGCAGATACATGGTACGATGAGGCAGGGGCAGCAACAACAGCTTACAATAATGCTGTACAGTATGCCAATGACAACTTTGTAAACCTAGATGACCTACCTGGACAGCTAGACGATTATGTTCCTCTAACTCAAAAGGCAGCAAATAATGGTGTTGCGACTCTAGACGCTGGAGGAGATGTTCCAGCAGCTCAACTTGGCAATGTTAATACTGCGATCACCAACCTCGGCAGTGCACTAACCCCTTCATCGGTAATAATCTCTGCAGGCGGATACTTTGGTCAGTCAGGTGACTCTGGAATAAGAATGCACTCTGATACAAACCAATCAGTGATTACTAGCGAGACTTCTGTCTGCACCTTACAAAAGCAAGCTTCAAAAATTGTAATTACTGCAAAGAATGGCTCAAACGTTCAGGTTACAGAAGTTCTATCAGTTATGGATGATTCACACAATATCTACATGACTGAATATGCATCTGTCTGCTCAGCAGCCACAGATCTAATCACCATTACCATAGAATACGCAGGGTATGGCACTGTACAGTATGTTAAGGTAACTCCAACAAATGCTGGAAATACCACTGTTACAACTAATCAATTCTCTATTGGTTAATAAAATTAAAAGAAATACCCCTCATGAAATATTGAGGGGTATTTTTATTTATCTAAGTCTTTATGTGATAAAATAGACTATCATGTCAATTCCTTCTAACCTTTATGCTCAGAAAGTATTTGGAGAGCATCCCCTAGCCATCTGGCCACTAGATGAGAAGATTGACTATGCATCAATAATCTCAGTAGCAAATTCAGATGTCGATGCACAGTGGACGGCTACAACTCTAAGTCCAACTGGATTAGCAATTTCTGGACTAACAAAATCTTCATACTCTCTTCCTGGGCCAATAGAGTCTTCCCCAACATCTCAAATAATTGCCCCATCTCCAGGATCTAATAGCTATGCCATAGTTAGACTGGAGAGCCCAGCCCTAACAAGCCTCCAAAATCTAGAGGCATCAATTGGAACTCTTACTTTTGCCACATGGTTTAATCCAGTATCTGCAGACATAACAATGATTGAGCTAGGGTATACGTATACAGACCCAGCTACATCAGAAGTTGTCGATGTCCTAGAGTCATTTGATATTTCTATAAATAATGTTTGGCAACTAGTGTCTACAAACAAGACGGTACCAAACATAAATGCTACTATTAAAATGCTAATAAGAATTACATACAATAAGAGCACAACTCCAAGCCCAATATACTCATTCTTATTAAATGGCGTGTCAGCTGGCCACTTAGCAGAAGAGTTTGTAGCCTCTTCTTTTGGAGTGTTATCATCAACATTACCAGCATCAACCTTGCTACCAGAAACCCAAACTGGTGTGTCTGCATCAAAATATGGAGTTAACACTTATCCTGCATATCATATAGTTAAAAACAATTTTTTAAGGGCAAAGAACTTTGGAGTGCCACTAGTATTTGGCTCAAGTAGCTCAACTACATTGCTAGATAACGATGGACTTCCATCTCTAATAGTTCCAGGCCTAGGCTTCATGAATAATGATGGCAAATACAAGGATATGACTTTTGAGTCGTGGATAAGGGTAAACTCTGGATCAGTTAATCCAGTAAGGGTCATTGGGCCAATCTCATCTGACGATGGACTTTACGTAAATCAATCTTTCCTAACTTTAAAGATAAATGGTTACATAGCCTCACACCCAGTTTCTGAGTGGGGTAGGCCAATGCTTGTAGATATTAGACTAACTAATAACTCTGCAAGCTTACTCCTGAATGGAGAACGAGTAATATCTATAACTACAGATACAGAATTTCTAAGTTTTTCAACTACTCAAGACTGGATTGGATTCTACTCTAGTTCAGAGATCGGTCCAGTAGCAATTGACTGTGTCGCTATTTATCCATATTCCGTTCCAGAAGTAGTTGCAAAGCGTAGGTGGGTCTATGGCCAGGGAGTTGACTTTCCAGACAATGTTAATTCATCATACAGCTCAACTGCAGTAGTTGCAGACTATGGCTTTGCAAATTACGCAAACAACTATAATTATCCAGAAAGTTCAAACTGGAGTTCTGGATTAGTAGAGAATCTTTCGGTACAAAAGAATCTAGTCTCTAGTCCTAGCTACAAGTTGCCAGAGGTATATTTTGACACAAGAGATATCTCTGATTGGTACGCAGATATAAATGTAGAAAATATCTCTCATATAACATTAAAGCCAAAAGAAGATTGGGCTGATGTAGATGGCTACATGCTATTTAATTCTTTCAATCCAATTGATCAGAAGGTTAAAGCTTTTTACGGTATCTTTAAAAAGGTAGACTCTATATCAACTAAGCAAATCCTATTTAAAATAATTAATGATACTAGCGGAAACTATTTAGAGGCATCTCTATCTGGAACTACGCTCTCATATGTATTTGTTTACAACAATGAATCACTAACTATAAAGACATCTACTATAACTGGTAACTCATACTTTGCCGCTGGATTTGACATAGATGTATTAGTAGAGGCAATCGGCCAGAACCTATCCGCATTCTTTGGAGATAGGGAATATCTAAAGCTATACGTAGCAGGAAATAAAGACTTTACAAATACGTTCTCTGGTGAAATAAATAGTATAAACTTTGCCACTTCATTCATTGCCAACACTATCTCTTCAAGATTTGGGGCAGATGGAATAATAAGCTACAACTCATCACTTCTAGGTGCGGTATCAAGCTACACTCTAGTCATGAGAGAATCTTTAATTGGTAACATCTTGGACATTAGAACAAAGTCAAACTGGGCAGACTATGTACCAATCTCATACTTCTCAAAATATGTAAAGAACTCTGAGAATGAAAGCTACTATTCCGTAGATCTTTTACAGTTTAATATCGGATTCCCAGAACCAAACATCTTTGCTGATGACACTATCCTAAATGACCGTGTCTTCGATACAACTGGGTCAAAGGTTAGAACATATATTTCTTTTCAAGATCTAACAACAAAGGCAACTAAGCCAGCCTCAGACTTTAGCCTAACACTAGCTCCGCTAGCAGACAGAACTGTTGAGCCTGGAAAGTACATAGTAGACTATGACCTATCCGATAACCCAATTTATGACAACTGGGAAACCACAATTTACGAGGTAGTTAATAATTCAATTATCTATCCTCCAGTTGGGGTAGACATAAATAATCTAGCCATAGCTGTTCAGATTGAAATAATTACAGATGGTTCTCAGTACGATCCAATAACGATAAAGTCTTTACAGTTATCATCTTTGTCATTTAACGATATCTCTAAGAATGTCATTGGCTCTAGATTCGGAGTCCCAGTAGTGCCATATACAAAGCTGGGAATCTATGAAGACTACAAGAGAAGAAACCCATTCACGATCTATAAGGGCAGTACCCCATACCTATACCTGACCAACCATAGTGGTTTTGGTCTAGTAGGAAAGCCAAGAACTGGTGTTAACCGTGGTCTAAGCATGCCAATTAACCAGGGAATGTCAGATACCTATAAGGTTGGTGCATTACAGATATTCCTGAGATATGATGCAGAAGAGTTCCCACAAGAGCCAATAGAGGCTTTTGAGATAGAGGCTAACAATGCTCACATCAAGTTCTATCTTGTAGCGGATGATCAAACTCAGAAACGAGGGAAGATCTATGGACTCAACACTACGACTGGAGCTATTGAAGAAGGCATGGTCTTCTATATCAACGGCTTAATGTCTACTAAGGCAGTTATTAATCTTAATGAGTGGGCAATCCTAGGAATTCAGTTTGGAACAAAGCTAGACTTTGGCTATTACAATAACTCTCTCCCTGCAACCAAGGGGGCATTTAGAATAACTGGCCCACTTACCATTAATAATATAGCCCACTTCCAATATACTGCAGAGCAAGAGCAGCAAGCCATCAAGATAAGACCATGGCGAGAGGTACTTACTGGAGAGTCAGGAGACAACGTCTGGTCGTATTGGAATGAAAACTTTATTTGGAAAGATGTTTTATACCTTTTGACAACAGAAAAAGGAAACATTGATCCAGCACAAATCTTTAATATTTATACTGGAACTAACAGACTAATATTTTCTGATGAGAAATCTCTTGGTATGTCAGAAGAGCCATACAGAGTATATAAAGATATAGCTTGGAAATCAATATTGCAGTCAGCCATTTAATATGGTATACTAGTGGTTATGAATGCTGAAAAATTTAGAGTCCCTGGTCAAGTCGGAGAATCAAAGCTTACAGTTTTGGACAAGAACTACGACTGGGGTATCTACATTTGGAAGAAGGCTAACGGCAAGCCTTTTACAGATGGAAATGGTAACGTATTAAACGTTCCGTCCCATAGGGGTGACGCAATTCAGATTCATAAGCTAGAGCAAGAAGCCAAGGCATTAGGCCAAGGAGATGGCTCATATGAGTTCTATGCAGGTATGGGTAGAATCTCAGAAGAAGAATATGCGGAGCAAATAGACCGCATGAAGCAGGGACTGATCCCTAATCTAAATGACCTTGGAGCTGTTCAGGCAGCCAAGGATACTATCGCCATGTATGGAAGTGATGACTAATGTCAGAAGAGTACTATATTAGAGACATTGGTCTTCCTGATTTAGAACAAGAAGCTGATCAGTTTAAGGCTCAAGACCCATTTTCAAAAAGCTGGGAAAACCTAAAGAATTTCTCTGGACTAGAGAAAAACTTTAAGCGTCGCTCAGACAGAATTGAAAAGGCAGATTACGCTGTAGACACTACAGTTGGCTACAATAATGTTGATCTAAATAACCCACTGTATCAGGATAGTGCTCTTGCTGTGAATAGCGGTATCAATGGAGCATACTCTAAGGAGATTAACCCTGGTCGTGTGTACCGTAATGGCTACGGCATCTTTGATGTAATTACTCCACCATGGAACCTATACGAGCTAGCAAACTTCTACGATACCTCCTTTGCCAACCACGCAGCTATTGATGCTAAGGTTGAAAACATTGTTGGTCTAGGATATATTTTTGACGCTACCAAGCGTACACAGATGATGTTAGAATCATCAGATAATTCATCAGCAACAGAGAAGGCCCGTAAGCGTATTGAACGTGCTAAGTTCGAACTGCATGACTGGCTAGAATCCCTAAATGATGATGACTCATTTACAAACACACTTATGAAGTTTTATACAGACGTTCAGGCAACTGGAAACGGATACCTAGAAATCGGTAGAACTACAAAGGGTGAGATTGGTTACGTTGGTCACATCCCTGCTACCACCATGCGTGTACGTAGACTTAGAGATGGATACATTCAGATCATTGGCAATAAGGTAGTTTACTTCCGTAATTTCGGGGCAACTAACCAGAACCCAATCACAAACGATCCACGTCCAAATGAGATTATTCACTATAAGGAATACTCTCCACTAAATACTTTCTATGGAGTTCCTGACATTATGTCAGCAATCTCTTCTCTTCAGGGAGACCAGTTAGCGTCACAGTACAATATTGATTACTTCACTAACAAGGGTGTTCCACGCTACATTATTACTCTTAAGGGTGCAAAGCTTTCTGAAGAGGCAGAGGACAAGATGTTCCGATTCCTACAGACAAGTCTAAAGGGCCAAAGCCACAGAACCCTATACATTCCACTACCTGGAGATTCAGATACTAACAAGGTAGAGTTTAAGATGGAGGCAGTTGAGAATGGGACACAAGAAGCGTCGTTTAATGACTACCGCATTCGTAATAGGGATGATATCCTTGTCGCTCATCAGGTACCCCTTTCAAAGATTGGTGGAGGCGATTCATCTGCAATTGCTGCTGCTTTGGCTCAGGATAGAACATTCAAGGAGCAAGTAGCACGACCTGCTCAGCGTAACCTTGAGAAGGCTATCAACAAGATCATTAAGGAAAAGACTGACCTTCTAGAGTTCAAGCTAAACGAACTTACTCTAACAGATGAGATCGCTCAGTCACAGATTCTAGAGCGATATGTAAAGAACAAGGTCATGACTCCTAACGAAGCTAGAACCGCTTTGGGCATGCCACAGCACCCAGAAGCTGACGAGTTTTTAGACCTATCTCCAAGACAGGCTACTGATGCAAGAGCTAACCTAGCAGGTAATCGTGCTAGAGATGCAGAGAGAACTAACAACGCCTCTGACAGCCCTGCAACAGTTTCTGGGCGTAATGCTCAGGGAGAGGGTAGTGCCTCACAATAGTTATTAACATAGTTATTAACATGTTGTAAAAAAAGGCTCTATAATAGTAATACCATGACTATTTCAAAAGCACATTGGGATGCTGAAGGCGACAACGTTCGTCTATCAATGCCATTCTCAAAAGTAGACAAAGAACGTCGAATTGTTTCTGGATTTGCGACCCTAGATAACGTTGACCGTCAAAAGGACATCGTTACTGCAGATGCTTCTATGAAGGCATTCTCAAAGTTCCGTGGCAACATCCGTGAGATGCACCAGCCACTAGCTGTTGGCAAGATGGTAGCCTTTAAGGAAGACAAGTACTTTGACCCAGAGTCAAAGACATTCTTCAAGGGGATCTACGTATCAGCATATGTTTCAAAGGGTGCTCAGGATACCTGGGAAAAGGTTCTTGACGGAACCCTTTCTGGTTTTTCTATTGGCGGCAGAATGAACAAGTATGATGATGCATATGATGAGAAGACAAACTCATCTATTAGAATTATCAAGGAGTATGACCTAGTAGAGCTATCTCTAGTAGACACTCCAGCAAATCAGTTTGCAAATGTAATATCTGTTGAAAAGGTAGATGGTGTAGATGTTGTCAAGGGTGACATAGTAGACACAGCTATTGAAAATGTTTTCTGGGACAAGGATTCTGGTATAGTAATTCTTTCAGAGAATGAATCTGAGCAAAGTCCAACATCTGGTATCCCAATGCAGAACATAGGTTTCGTTGAAAAATCAGATAACGAAAAAACAGATATGATAAAGTTCTTAGTTGATAGTGCTAAAGGCATTAATACAATTGAGATTAACAAGGAGGTAAGTCCTATGACTGACACAACAAATGATGTAGTCATTGATGCTCCAGCTGATGAAGCTGTGGTTGAAGATGCTACTGTTGAAGAATCACAGGTCGCTCCAGAGGCAGATGCCGTAGTTGAAGAAGCTACAACAGAAGAGGCAGTTACAGAAGTGGTGGAAGAAGTTCCAGCAGAAGAAGTAGCTACTGAAGATGCTGTTGAAGAAACTCCAGCTGATGAAGCATCTAAGTCAGACGAGGCTCTTGAGACTGCAGTTGCAGACATCAAGGACACCGTTACAAAAGCCTTTAGCGATCTAACTGCAGTAGTTCAGGCACAAGCTGAACAAATTGCAGAACTACACAAGTCTATTGCTTCAGTAAAGAATGAGGTAACTGCAAGCAAGGACGTGTTTAATGAGTTTGGAAAGAGAGTAGATGCTGTTGAGGCTGACACTGCTTTCCGTAAATCTGGCGATCTAGGCGAGATCGTACAGGAAACTCAACCTGAATTGGTTGAGAAATCCCTATGGGGCGGACGTTTCCTCAAAACTGCCGATTTATTTAAATAAACAAAATCACTTAGGAGGTGACAATTATGTCGGAACAAGAAATTATTAAAAATCAGCCAGGACTATCTGGCGATCTAGGCGGAACTACACCAGGTCTATATCAGGGCCAGGGTGCATTTGCGTCAGGATCAGAAGCTGGTGAAAACGTTCCAGGTAACTACGCTAATGGCGGTGCACTTGGTAACATTGAAACTGCAACATTCGGTGCTACAGGTGGTGCTAACGCTGTTAATCCTTCTGGTGATGCAGGTTCAGGTATCCTACGCCCAGAGCAAGCACGTCGTTTTATTGACTACGTGTGGGATGCCACAGTTCTCGCCAAGGATGGTCGCAGAGTAACTATGCGAGCAAACACCATGGAACTTGAGAAGATCAATGTTGGAGAGCGTGTTATTCGTGCTGCCGCACAGGCACTCGGAGACTACACCAACACTGGTGCTCAGTTCACAAAGGTAGAGCTTACAACCAAGAAGATTCGTCTTGACTGGGAAGTTTCTGCTGAAGGTCTAGAAGACGGAATTGAAGGTGGTGCTCTTGAGGATCACCTAGTTCGTCTAATGACAAATGCATTCGCAAATGACATTGAAGACCTAGCTATTAACGGTATCGGATCAGGTTCAGATGCTTTCACATCAATCATGCAGGGCTTTGTTAACAAGGCTACTACTGGTGATGCACACGAAGCACTTGTAACTGTTGCGGACAACGCATGGACTACAGACGTAATGCAGAAGATTATTCTTGCAATGCCACGTAAGTACCGTGCACTGAAGAACAACCTAAAGTTCTACGCAGGTACCGATGCATTCCAGGGAATCGTTAAGAACAACGGTACCCTTGCTGACGCAGTTGCAGAAGCATTCGCTGGTCAACAGCCAGGTAGCACTCAGGCTAACCGCCAGAACTACCTAGATGGCGTTGGACAGACTTTCGGTGGAGCACGTACTACTCGTGTTCTAGGCATCGATGTTCAGGAAGTTCCTTACTACCCTGCAGGTTATGTAGATCTTACATTCCCTCAGAACCGTGTATGGGGATTCCAGCGTGACATCACTGTAAACCGTGAGTACAAGCCAAAGAAGGACACCATTGAGTACACTGTATTCGTAAGATTCGGCGTTCAGTGGGAAGAAGAGGATGCCATTGCATTCGCTGATGCTGGAGCAGATTCATAATCTGTAACAGTTCCTTTTGAGAGAGGGTAGGAGTTTCGGCTCCTGCCCTCTTTTCATATTTAATATCTGTTATAATTGTACTTTAGGAGATCAATATGACTAATTCTAAACCAAAACCTAAACAAGCTCTTGGGCAAGTTGAAGGCGGTATCATGGGGGTTGGCGTACAAAAAGAAACTCCCAAGAAGATAAAGAAAGAAACCCCAGTAAAGAATGTTGAAACAGTAGCTATCTATTCTTCAAGAAACTTACACTGGGATGGCGTTGGTAACTTAGTTAGAGGATATAACATAGTTCCAGAGTCAAAGGCAGAGATGTGGCTAGCTAACAAGAATACAAGGCTTGCTACTCCAGAAGAAGTAGCAGGAGCGTATCGAAACTAATGGAAATTCTAAGAGTTCCACC